TTTATAGGCTTTGGTGAAATTGAGTGGGCGGATGCGGGTCATAATCGCATCGTCCATTGGTTTAATTTCGGCCACATCATTCGCATAGATGATAGGCAAAAAAGAAATATTGAAAGAGGTTTCATTGCCACTATGCATGCGAGCGACAATAGGGTCTTGGCCCCCCGATGCTAATTTTTTAATAATTTCGCCATCAATGTTAGCCTTGGCGCTAATCTCCTGGGAGCATATAATACGAGCCCCCTTTAATAACATAATCCAGCGTAGGGCGGCTGCGTCATCATTGGGGGCGAATTTCTTTTCGGTTATAAAATTGCCTGAAAATTGTTGATAATAACCACCACATGCGATACGCAGGGCGGAGCCGACGGTCGATTTACCGCAATCAGCAACCCCCACCGCACACATAAAACGTTTCATAGCATCACCAGCCAAGCCCCTCGCCAGCATCAATAAATAATACTTGCCAATGGTTTCATTCAAGGGGTCAATAAAAAGGCGTTTTTTAATACTGTTTTTGTATTCAGCAAAGGTATAGTTAACCCTTTCGACTTCCACATTTTCAGGCACAACATAATTATAATTAATTTTACGCACAAAGATGATAGAATGGTCGTAGGCTGGGTCAGCAAAGAGAAAGAAACCCCCCTTTTTAAAATCATAATAGCCATTCATAAATAATATTTTCCCGAGAGATGAGTTATACATGAGGTCCTCCCATTTGTCATCGACTTTGTCGGAATAAATTTTATCTAGTAAAGCAGTAACAACTGCAGCAACCGCCCGACTATTTTGAACGTATGGAATAACTAGATTGTATTCATTTAACCGCTTGATACCTGATTTCATAATAAATTGCGAAAGATTGGATTTAATTTCTTTCAATGTGTCAATCCAAAAATGTGTTTTTTTATAATAGAGCACGCCGTTAGCCACTACAACTCGGCTTTCAATTTTCTTATAAATAATTTCACAAGCAGCGAGGTCGGTGTCGGCTAGGATAAGGGAGGGGTCCTTTACGAGGTCGTCCCTCTGCTCTTTAAATTTATCATTTGCGGCGGCTTTCTTACGTTCTTTTTCGAGTTCTTTATCCAGTTCCCTTTCGATTTTATCCTTGACCTTCTGTTCGGCACGTTCGAGTTGTGTTTTGATGCGTTCTTCGGCCCGTTCGAATTGTGTTTTGATGCGTTCTTCGGCTTTAAGTAGTTTTAAATTAAGAATAGGCGGAGGCAATATAAAAGCGATATCATAGATTTTAGTGATTGGTTTGAGTTCAAAGTGCATATCCCACCCCGCTGTTTTTAATAAATTATTCATTGTGTTTAGCAAGATGTCAGTCCCGCCAAATTCATCGACATTTGTTTTGTAAAGTTTGATACCATCAAATTCGTAGGTGGCAAGAAAGGTATTCGGTGGCAAGCCCTCCAGAGAACAGAGGCTAGTTTTTTCACACAAATTAATTAAAATACCCTCGACAATGCGGAGCTCAAATTCTTGGAGATAGGTTGAAAAGAAAGCCCCGATGATATTAAGTTCCCCTTTATCCTTTTTGTTCTTTTTTATGGTTTCAAACATGTCTGGATTTTTTAAGATGAGAGATTGAGCGATAGCCGTGATTTGTTTTTTATAATGTTTGATAAAAATAGGCTCGGGAAATTCAGGTATAGAGTTTTCTTTCAACCACCCTTCAAAACAGCCAAAAAAAGAGAGCCGTATCATTAATGATTTAACATCATCTCTCGAAGCTTTCCCTCCTGAGGCAGCAATAATCTCGGCTATAACCCCCTCTCTTTCATTACAGTATTTTTCAATAATGTCGCAAGGAATAGTGTTGGCTTTACAAATATTTCGCACAATTTCGGGCTGGGCGTTAGCCAAATCAAAATCATAGTAGGTATTACGAATGAGAGTATTGCGGGTTTTCTTGGCGAGCGAGGTGAGGCCGAGAGATTTAATAGGAAAAGTGCGGCCCCAGCGGTGCGAGGCCTTTCGATATTTCACCATACAACCCCCATATTTTTTTGAAAAAGTGCCAGCGTATGCTTTGAGCTGTTCCCTTGCATTGATATAATTTTGTGCGGCCACTTTCTGTGAATAGTTTGTCATATCCCATTGTTGTTTCAAATAATCGCTGTCAATCAGTTGTTCTAATTCATGCATGGATACAATCTCAATAAATTTTTTGTCGGCAATAAAAGAGGGCTGGAGGGTGAGGCCTAAATCGATGGAGAGGGGGGGGCTCGCCATTTATATAGATGTAGATTATAGTTTTTAAATTATAATTTAATGGATTTAAAAATATATTTTAAAATGGATTTAAAATCAATAGTAATATATATATAAAACGAAATGGAGCTCCCGACATTAACCGTAGAGAATTTCGACGAGCAGCTAGCAAGTATGACGACAAAATATTTACCCGAATGGGCGGAATTATTACCCTTTGGGTTTGTATTGAAATTTAGCATTCATAAACATTTTGGGTGGGAGAAAGAAAAATCAGCCAATAGGATTAATAGATTAATGAAAGAAATCCCTCCTGTATTTCAAAAGCATAATCCTTTAGGAAGAAAATACTGGAATACGAGCAGCAGTTACGGTCAAAAACATCAACTTGCCGATGAAATACAAAAGAACGACCCGACTGTGAATGGCGATAGCAATAATGGCGAATTTATTTTTGCGATGATGTTGCTGGGTTACGAAATGAAAAAATTAGAAAGAGGCGAGCGGACCAATAAAATAAATCCAAATGCGACTTTTAATTGCACGAGGCGAGATTTAAGTAAAGTGATATGTGAATGTGGCCTCCAATATAGTAAAAATTCGAAAGGACAGCATTTTCGTAGTAAAAACCACCATTTCATAATAACAAATAAACATTTGAATGAAACAGATAGCCAGTTCGGCGATTATTTAGACCAAGCAATAGATAGATTGGTAAAAAATTGAAATGAATTAATAAATAATATTTAAGAATAAGTGATAATAAGTGATAAGATGGAACTCTATAAAAATGGAAAAATTTATACTATACGTAGCAAACATACTGAAAAATATTATATTGGCTCAACTTGCTGCCCTTTAACAAAAAGATTAAATTATCATAAAAATAGTTATACCAATTATTTAACTGGAATGGAAAAATATTATAGTTCATTTGAATTATATGCTTTAGGTGATGTTTATATTGAATTATTGGAAAATTATCCGTGTAAAACAAAAGATGAATTATTAAAAAGAGAGGGTGAATTACAACGAAACCATATAGATAATATTATTAATTCCAATATTGCTGGGAGAACAATAAAACAATGGAGAATTGATAATAAAGAACAGACTGATGCAAAGGTTAAAGAATATTATATAAAAAATAAAAAAGCAATAGAAGAAACTAAAAAAAAATGGAACGATGAAAATAAAGAAAAAGTTTTAAAAAGGCAAGCGGAATGGAGGGAAAAAAATCGTGAAAAAATAAGAGAACAAGCAAGGCAGTTTAGAGAAAGGCAAAAAAATAAAACAAAAAATTGAATTAATAAATAATATTTAAGAAAATATTATATATTTATATAAAAGAAATGGAAACGAAAGTGAATAAAACACACGACAAACGACAATATCAGAAAGATTATCGGGCGGCGCACCCCAAGGATAAAGCCACTACTAATTCTTATATGCAATCGTATATAAAAAAAGCAAAGGATATTCAGTGCGAATTGTGCGGCGGCCACTATAAATCATATTCGGCCTACAAGCACATAGCGACACAAAAGCATTTGAAAGCCATGATAGCAGGAAAGGAAAAGGAAGAGGCGGAGGCGGAGCAGGTAGTTCCCTCCAAACCCTCACCCTCACCCTCACCCTCACCCTCACCGCAGCCTGATGAAACCCCTCTAGAAATAATACCCGATACCCTCATAGTGCCCGATACCCTCATAGTGCCCGATGCGGTAGTGATGTTTATCAATCAGCATTTTGCGGGCTCGGCCAACCCCCTCCGCTCGGCGGAAAATAAAACACCAAGGGTGAATAAAAATCTCACAACGTGGAAAAAAGTGGCACCGCAGTTAGAGGGAAAAACGTGGAAATATGTGGGCCAGCACTTGCAAGAGATAGTGGGGAAAGCGTATGACAAGCCCTCCAGCCAAGCGGACGTAGTAACCATGCTGAAACTGGTGCTGAATAAATTTACGGATTTATCGGAGGCAGGCAATACGCTATTAAATAAAATGAACCGCAGTTTGAAAGACGCTCACATCGCCAAGCAGGTGAAAATGCCCGAAGACGGCGTAACGTATGCGGAGATGAAAGCGTATGAGAATGCCCCCAATACTACGTTAGCCCTGTTGATGCGGCTCTACAACGGGGAAATACCCGCCCTCCGTATTGGCGATTATTTAAATGCTTTTGTGGGAAAATCGGAAACACTTAACGAAATTGATATAAAGAAAAAAGTGATGGTGCGGCGGATAGTAAAGAACCAAAAGGAGGAGGAAATGAGTATACCCCTCCCAGCCTCCCTCATAAAATTTATCAAAGAAAGAGAAATCACAGGGCCCTTGCTAGGCAAGGAAACAGCACAAAGCATTGATAAATTATTGATTAAAACATTCCCCGAGCAGAAAGCCAACCCCCGCTATTTCCGAGATTTGTATAGCACGGAAATCACCCCTACGCTGACAAAGGCGAAGCTCAAAAAAGTTTTAGCAATACTCGACCACGCTCCCCTAACGCACGCAGCCTACTACCGCAAGATGAAACAAGACCCGTTAACGGAATTAATCGCAGGAAAATAACGGGGGAATTTCCACCTAAAAATAATCCTCCTCTTATATAGTAAATAATGTCAGGGTTACAAATACTAGAAGTAAAAAAGCCAAAAAAAGCACCCGATACCGCTCCGCCACCCCTACCCCCACACGCTTTTTTGATGGGTATAGTGGCCCCACCCCGCAGTGGCAAGAGCAATTTATTAATGACATTAATAGGTGCGAGCCATATGTATGGGAGAGAATATTTTCAAGAAATTTATTATCTGAGCCCATCACAAAATTTCGATGACACCACAAGGCATTTACTGCCGAAGCTGGATAACCTGATGCAGATAGATGACCCTAGTGTTTTAGAAAATGCCGATGTTATTGTCGCACAAATTATGAGCCAACAAGCCAAGGATAAACCCGAGGACAGAAAGCGTGTCTTACTGGTGTTCGATGATTGCGCTGGTTTATTGAATAAGAACAAACAATTACAAAAACTTGCAACAAAATATAGGCACTACGGAATGAGTATTATTGTATCAGTTCAATGCTACAAAGCAATCCCCGTTATGGTCCGAACCTCAATGACTTGTTTCATACATTTTAACATTCCCAATGAAAAAGATTATTTCAAAATGTGTGAGGAAATCCATTGTAGGTTTCCAAATGGTGAGGAGATGGGGCGAATAGCCACACAAAAAAGATACAATTTCGCATACTTGCATTTGGAAAACGCAGAATTTTATCATAATTTTGATACGCTGCTTTACTCTAGGGCGACTGACCCTGATTTTGATTGAGCTTTTTTATTTTCCCGATACACTTTTTTATACTTTTCTTTATTATTTTCATAATAAATTTTTCTAACTATTTTTTGCTGCTCTTTATTTTTTTCATACCATATTTTAGCTGTTTTTGCTATTTCTTCTTTTTTTTCAACATACCGTTTAGCAGCTTTTTTATTACATTTTTCTTTATTATCTTGATACCATTCTTTTTGGGTTCGCCCAGCAATTTGAGAATTAATAATATCATTTTTAAATTGACGCTGTAATTCCCCCTCTCGCCGACATAATTCTTGTTTAGATTTACACGGAAAATTTTCTATTAATTCAATGCGAACGTCATCAGGACCCATATCAAATAAATCAAAACTTTTACAATAATCTTGTTTATTATTATCTCTCTTATAAATTAAATAATCTTTTATATGATTACCTATTCGCATATTTAACCAACCATTAGTGCTGCCAATATAATATTTGTCAGTATGAATTGAAATCATTTTATAGATTTTTCCTTGTGAATAATCCATTTCTATTTTAATTAAAAAAAATTGGAATTAATCCATTTCAATTTTTTGCAAAACCCACCCAGCCGAGAAAGGGGGAAACTCCCCCTCAATCATCAATAGTATAAAAGCCAGTGCGGCACATGGGGCATTTGCGTTCGCACCACATCGTTTCCTCATCAAAATCGGGCTCCTCATCGGCCATCGGCAGTTTGCTGATACATCGCACGCAAACAGGGTGGCCGCATTCGGTGCGGGTGGTCGTTTCAGTATCTTTACACACGCAGCATTCATCGTGTTTTACTTTCAACCGAGTATTCGAGCGGAACAAGGCCGATAATTTAGCGGAGGTATCACCCTCGGTATTTGTTTCAACAACCAGTTTCCCTCGCACTAAATCCATTTTACAAATGCCTAAAAAGATTATGGCGTATTTTAAGGCGGGTGCGAGTTCGGCGAAACATTGGCTATTGAATAAAAGATACTCGTGGTTGAGGTTTTCGTCCCCCTTGTTGTAAACCCCCTTTAAGCGAATATTTAAATAATAATTTACTGTTTCAGTAGTATCCGATGCACGAGCTCGCCATGTAGTTTTATAAATTTCTACGATAACCCGCACCCCATCAATCTCGGTGATAGGCAACTCATACCTATTGTCGTTATCATCATATAATTTTTTTTCAATATCAGCAAGCATTTCGCTATCGAATTCCATTTCTGTTTCTGTTTCTGTTTCTGTGTTGATATAGATTAATTCCAATTAATCCATTTCAATTTTTTGCACGATACCCGCCACATTAATTTGTGCTTTATCAAAAAACTCTTTTTTCATTTCAATGCCGAT